TTAATTTCAACACTCAAGTAGTTAAGACATTTGACCTTAACACTAATTGGATGAGTGAGGCAGAGGCTAACTACTTCCAACAGTTGTTAACATCTCCTCAGACTTATGTTAAGAACGTAGTCTATAGGATAACAACTGACTTACTCAACCTCTATGATGAGAGTGGATGTATCATCCATGTGCCTGAGTCAACTGAGTATGTGAGTTGTAACGTTCTTAATACATCCTTTGATGTGTATAAGCAACGCAATAAGAACTTGATTAAGCAATCAATACAAGTAAGGTTATCTAACAACGACATCATCAATGGTTAAGATAGTACTTGAGACAGGAGTCTTAGATGTATCAGAGAAGACTAACTTCCCGATAACGTTCAACGTTGGAGATGTGAGAGACCTATCCTCAAGGAAGGGTACGTTCTCTAAGACTATCACACTTGAAGGTACTAAGAACAACCATGAGCTCTTAGGTCACTACTATGACGTGAACATCCAAGCAGGTAGCTTCAACATCAACACCTTGACCAGATGTCAAGTGATACAGGATGGAGTGCCTATCTTAGATGATGCACTGATACAGTTAGTGAGTGTTAATAAGGCTCAGTACACTAATGCCTATGAGGAGGATGTGACATACACTGTGCTCATCAAGGATAGTAGGGCTGAGTTCTTTAGTGCTATCACTAATGCTAACCTTGATGACTTAGACTTCTCAGACTTGAATCATACGTTCTCAGCTACTGACATAGCAGCTACGTTTAGCAACACAGTGACTGATGGCTATAAGTACGTGATGCCATATTGCACAGGTACTAATGTCTATCAAGCTAATGAGTTCAAGCCTGCTATCTATGCTAAGACTTACTTTGATAGAATCTTTGCAGTAGCAGGATTTACATATACATGGGCAGGTTTAACAGATGCCCACTTTGATAAGCTGTTGATACCTTACAATGGGGATGTCAATGACTTTGATTATTCAGACTATAGGGTTGAGGCAACTAACACATGGACAACAAGCTATGTGCAACCAACAGGAGTTAACGCAACATTCCAAGAGGATATAGACTCAGGATGGACAGAGGTGCTTGATGCACAATCTTTGTTCAACCCTACCAATGGAGAGTATAGCTCACCGTTTAGCGTTAACCCATTAGCAGGTGAGAGTTATACTTATGAGTTAGCTATAGGAGGCAGCATTATCCTTGACAATAATAGTGGAGGTAATGCAGTGCTTGAGTACATAGTATCAGGCTACACAGTTAAGAACAGGTATAGAGTATTTGCTGAGATAATGGTTGCAGGTTATGGTAACCTCAAGGTTTATGGATCAAGTGTGGCAGTGCAATATCCTGCAGCTTCACCATTACCAACAGGCAACACTACTATCTTAACCTTTGCTGACCAGCTTAGCATCCCTGCCTTAGTGAGTGCATCAGGTGTTCCTATAGATGTATCAGATGTACAGGTGCTGTCTATAGGTGTTGAGGTACTTCAGACTTATGATGGTGTCAACAGTAATGGTGCTAACTTTTGGATAGCAGCAGGTGGAGGATTTACAGCAGTTGATGTCAACGTTGTGCTTGACTTGAATAACATAAACATGGTTATCCTTCCAAGTCAGAATATACTAACTACAGGAGGGACTCTAATAATGAATGACTATGTCCCTGTAGAGATTAAGCAGTCAGACTTTGTCAAGTCAATATTTCAGATGTACAACTTATACGTTGAGCAGGATATTGACAACCCATATAACCTCATCCTAAGACATCGAGATGAGTACTATGACTCAGGAGCTGAGAAGGATTGGAGTCAGAAGTTAGCTAAGGATAAGGCTCAAGAGTTGATGTTCCTTCCTGATGTGACTAAGAAAAAACTCAAGCTCACTTATGCACCCGATGAGGATACACCTAATGTACTATACACTCAGGCAACAGGTGAGATTTACGGTCAGATAGAGTACACCTTTGACAATGAGTATGTCAAGGATGTAGAGACTCAAGAGTTACTGTTCTCTCCAACCCCTGTGACTAAGACATTATTTGGAGCTTATGTTCCATACATCAATGGAGCTGCACCTAACACTAACATCCGTATCTTATATGATGGAGGCTTAGGTACATGCCAACCGTTTGACATCATAGACTTTGGCACAACAGGAGAGATAGGCTTGACTGACTATCCTATGCTTGGTCACTTCAATGACCCATTGTATCCTACCTTTGATATTAACTTTGGCACTAATGATTACTACTTCTATGAGGTATTATCATTGACAGCTAACAACCTTTATAACTTATATTGGAGGAGGACTGTCAATCAGATAAACGTAGGTAAGATGTTGATAGCTTACTTTGACTTAAATGAGGTAGACATACAGTCTCTCAAGCTCAATGATAAGATATACATTGATAACTCATGGTGGAACATCAACAAGATACAAGATTACAATGCTAACAATAACAGCTTGACTAAGGTCGAGTTGATAAGCATAGATACTGAGATTGACTTAGCACCGTTTAAGACAGGAGCAGGTAGACCGATAGGAGATACCATCACAGCTATAGCAGACACTGCTATAAGTAAGAAGAGCTCAGAGGTTAACAACGTAGTAATGCCAGGATCTGATGTTCTAATCTTTGGGAAGGGCAACGCTGTCAATCCAACAGCTAAGGGTATAGTGATAGGTGATGGTCAGACTCTTGAGAGTGATGGTATGGTAGTACCTAACTTGACAGTGACCAACAGTATTAATGGTGCTCCTGTGGTTAACTATAGGAAGTATGTTGCATTGATTAGTCAGACAGGAATAAACCCTCCAACAGCTACTATACTTGAGAACACATTAGGTGATATAGTATTTAGTTATGTGGGAGTAGGTATATATGATGCAGTGTTGACAGGTCAGTTCTTAGCTGATAAGACTTGGATTGTAGCAGGCTCTGCTGATATCAATGCAGGAGGTGGGGATTTTGCTACCTTAGACATTAGGAGATTTGATAATGATACTATAAAATTAAGAACATACGATAACTTTACAGGAGCAGATGATATGCTTGTGAATACATCAATAGAAATTAGAGTATATGAATGAAGTTGAAATACCATTAAAGATAACGGGCATTGGTGCCATTAAAGCGGAGCTAAGAGAACTTAAAGGAGCTATTGCAGATGCAACTGACCCCGAACAAATAGCACAACTCTCAGCAAGAGCAGGGGAGCTTAAAGACCAGATTGCAGATGCTAATGATGCAGTGAATGTCTTTGCATCAGGCTCTAAGTTTGAGCAGGTGAGTAACTCTATCGGAGGTATTAAGGACTCATTGATGAGCTTAGACTTTGAGGAGGCACAGCAGAAGGCCCAAGTGTTTAGCAAGGTAATGGGTAACCTAAACCCTGCTGACTTAGCAAAGGGATTCAAAGGCTTTATGGGTACTCTATCCACAGTTGGGGGAGCATTTGTTAAGTTAGGAATGACCATACTTGCTAACCCTATCTTTTTATTAGTGGCTGTTATCACTGCTATAGTGGTAGCTATTGGAGTATTCTTGAAAAAGATAGGAGTACTTGATGCAATATTCAAGGCTATCATGATACCTATTGATGCAGTGATACAAGGCTTTAAGGACTTGACTGATTGGATGGGACTTACTGATAATGCAGCAGAGGAAAATGCTGAGGTTGTTAAAGAAACATCTAAGATTAAAGAGGATGCACTCAAGCAAGAGATGGCAGCAAGGCGTAGTCTACTATCATTGACTCAGGACTTGACAGAGGAAGAGAAACAGCAGATTGAAGAGCAGTTAGGCATAGCAATAGAACGCAATCAAACACAGGAGGATTTAGCCATTGAAGAGTCAGAGAGACAGATGGCTATCAATGATGAGAGGATTGCATCTCTTAATGCTAAAAAGGAGTTAACTGATGAGGAGAAAAAAGAACTTGAGGGATTGTATAAACATCAAGTAGATTTGAATAATGCCATCATCCAAAATGAGGTAGCTAAGATTAACAAAAAGAGAGAGCTCTTGCTTAGTGTTGATAAGCAGATTGAGTTACTCAATGCTAAGCAGATTAAGAATGAAGCTGAACGTTCTAAGGCAATGCTTGACATCCAAGAGAGAGAAGCCATTGCAACTATTGAGAAGGAGAAAAACAAGGCTAAGGCATACGGTGCTACACCTGCTGAGTTAGCTAAGTTTGACCAGCTTATCTTGTTAACACAAAAGGATTTTCAAAGACAGAGATTAGAGATAACTAACAAAGGTAATGCAGCAGCGGCTAAGGCCACCACAACAAGTGTAGCTAATACTAATAGAGAGGTAGAGAGCAATCAAAGCAAGCATCTTAAAAAGATGAGAGAGCAGAATGAGATTGACCTTAGAAATGCAGAGACTGATAGAAAGTCTGAGCAAGAGATAAGAGATTTACGTATTAAACAACTTGAAGCTGAGAGGGAGTATATCATAGCTAATAAAAAGAAAATTTATAAGACTGAGATAGATCAAGCTAATGCCATCTCAAAGATAGAGAATGACCTTAAGAAAGCAAGAGATAAAAATCTTGAAGAGCAAGAGAAGGCAGAGAATGAGGCATTGATTGCAAGGTTAAAAAGAAAGGAAGTTAATGCTCAGGATGACATTGCTAAATTTGAAGCTCAGAAGGAGCTACTTGCAGCAGAGAACAAGATTAAGATTGATGCTCTTGAGGTAGGCTCAGATGAGAGGTTGATACTTGAGGATGAGACAGCTCAGAAATTAAAGTCTATTGATGACCAGATTACTGCTAAAAAGATTGAGAATCAACAAAAGATTTTAGCTGCTGCTCAATTAACAGCTGAGACAGAACTATCAAGAGCTCAGTTCAATGCTGAGAGAGAGGCTGAGACATCAGACCAAAAGATATTAGCTGCAGAGGATATCTATAACAAACAGCTTAAAGTATTAGAAGCTCAACAAGAGGCAGAGCTTAAAGCAACAGATGTTACTGAGGCTCAAAAGGAAGCTATTAGAGAGAAGTATAGACAGGCTGAAAAGATAGCAGCAGAAGAGAAGGCTAAAAAGATTAACGAGATAGAGGCTGCTCAGATAGCTCAAGGGCTTGAGTATGCTACTATGGGAGTGCAGGCCACTCAACAGTTGACTGAGTTATTCTTTGCATTTAGAAAGAACAAACTTAAGGAAGGAACTAAGGAGGCAGAGAAGGCGGCACGTCAAGAGTTCGCTATAAGTAAAGCCTTCAACTTAGGGATGGCAGTCATTGATGGAGCTAAGGCTATCACATCAATCCTTGCTCAATATCCTAAGTTTGATGGAGGCTTTGCTATGGCAGCAGCTCTTGCATCTGCAGGTATAGCCTCAGCTGTAAACATTGGTAAGATAGCCTCTGCACAGTTCCAAGGAGGAGGCTCTGCACCTGTTGCTCCTGATATACCAACAGGAGGCTTCGAGGCTCAGACCTCAACAGGTGGGATGGCTACTCCATCAGTGAGTTTGTTTGGAGCAGCTAACCAGCTCAATAATGTTGGAGGAGAGGGAGCACAGCAAGGTCAGACTATCACAGTCAATGCTATAGTGAGTGAGACTGAGATGACCAACGTACAGAACAAAGTAAGTAAGATACAAAAGAACGCAGAATTATGACAAGTTATCAAGCATTAATCAACAAGATAGAGGCATTCTATAACGCACATCTACAGGTTAAAAAAGTAGGTAGTGACTTCGCAGAGCAGATGCCTAACTTTGCCACAAAGGATGAGAAGTATCCTATTGTATTCATAGCACCTATCACAGCAATAGCAACTGAGAATACTAACACAATGAGCTTAGAGATCACTTGCTTGGATATCATTCAAAAGGATAGAGCTAACATCACTGTGATACTCTCAGACTGTCATCAGATACTTGTTGACTTAGTTAACTACTTCACATTTAGTGATGATTATGACTTTGATATCTTAGGACAGCCTGCCATAGTGCCATTGAATAACCAGGTCTTAGACTATGCAGCAGGGTGGGTGATGACCTTGGATGTAGACATGAGTAATTGGACAGATTGTCAAGTGCCTATTATAACAGAATCATAAGTTAATTACAATATAGGTATGGCTATCAATAGACAGAAAATATCTCAGATGACTCCTAAGGGAGCAGACCTTGACCCTACTGACTTACTTGAGGTAAGTGTTGATACAGGCTCAGGATATGAGACACGTTCTATCACAGGGCAGGAGTTAGTGTTAGGAAGTCTTAGTGGATATGTTCCTTACACAGGAGCTACTCAGGATGTTGACTTAGACACTAACAAGATTAGTGCAAGGTCAGTCTATATTGAAGGCACTAATGGAGATGGACATCTACACCTCAAGCATCAGTCTGCAGATGCTACAGCATCAGGTCAGAGCACTGCTCTCTATGCTGACAGCAATGGGGACTTGAAGTATAAGAATGATAATGACTACTATACTACATTAAAGACCTCAAGCAACACAGCTGACAGAGTATATACTTATCCAGATGAGGACTGTACTCTTGCTCCAAGAGAAGTTACTATTAATACTAAGACTTTACAATATACATTAGTAGTAGGTGATAACTATAAATTGATAGAGCTTAACTTCTCATCAGGTAACAATGTTATAATACCTACTAATGCAGCTCAACCATTTCCTATAGGAACTCAGATAATACTGTCACAATACGGGGCAGGTCAAGTTACTGTAGTGCCTGATACAGGAGTGACACTACGAAGCTCAGGAGGTAAGAATAAGACAGCAGCACAATATGCTATGGCTACATTGATAAAGAGAGGTACTAATGAATGGTACTTAGCAGGAGATTTAACAACGTAATAAAAAGATAATGGCAACAGATAATGAGATATTAATAGCAGGTCAAGGTACTTATATCTTGAATGATACTACTGAGTTCACAGGTAACTTTGATGCTATTGCAGTACTTGAGGACACAGTGTTCAACACTATCAAGATAGAAGCAGTTGATGTTAAGTCAAGCTATATATCTACTCCTGCAACAGCAGTTAAGGCAGGTGCTATCATCAGACCTACTTCTGCTCAGAAGTTTAGCGGTGTTAAGTTAACAAGTGGATCAGTAGCATTAGTGTTATGATTGGTAATGGATATGGTAACAGTATGTTTTTAGCAACACATGGAATATTAGCGAGAGGTGGAGGGGTTGTCCCTTCATTACTACTTGACACTTATCCAAATGCTGCGGTTGCTTATTCTTTGCGTAAACTAAGAACAGCATATTCAGGTAGTGCAATAAGAGTTAGAAGGTCAAGTGATAATGCAGAACAAGACATTGCGTTTAGTGGTAACGATTTAGATACTACTTCAATGCTTGACTTTGTTGGGTATAATATGTGGACTTATTCAGAGGAGTTCAATAATGCGATTTGGTTAAAGACAAATTTAAACACAACAGGAACACCCACATATATAGATGTTGAAACAGCACCTGATTCTACTTTGACAGGTGATAAAATAATTGAAAATACAAGTAATGGATTACACGCTACTTCAAGAACTTCTACTATTTTAAACACAACTGATTATAACATTTCAGTTTATTTAAAGCAAGGTGAAAGAACAAAAGTTCAAATAGTTTCAGGTATTGCAGGGTCAACACAAAATTGCGATTTAGATTTAACAAATGGAACGATATCTAATAATACTTTTGCAAACACTCCAACCATAACAAGTGCAACAAATGGATGGTATCGTTTTTCTGTAACTATAACAAGTGGAACTACCACAGGTGGCATTACAATTAGATTATTAAATGCTTCAAATCAAACATCTTATACAGGTGATGGCACAAGCGGTGCTTATGTATGGGGATTCCAACTAAGTCAAACATCAACTGTTAAAACCTACCAAAAGACGGTAGCAACAGCTGGGGGTAATGGTTTTGTAACTACTTGGTATGACCAAAGCACAAACGCTAACAATTCAACACAAGCAACGGCAGCTAATCAAGCACAAATTGTTTCAAGTGGTGCATTAATTTTAGACGTAGATACAAATAAAATTACTACAACTTGGACAACAGATTTTTACAACTTAACAAGTGGAATAAGCACAAATACCAAATACTTATCTATCTCAATGTTTAGACGTGGTACAGTAACATCTCACACTTTATCACATTTAGGTAATTCAGCATCTGCAATTCCTTCAACATTATATTGGTTAGGAACAGGCAGTGCATTTTCAGTAAGAAGTTATATGCCAAGTCTATTTAGTTATGACCTTATATCCACACAAGGGAGATGTATTATGACTTCATTAAAAGATGCCGCAAATTTAAAAGTAGCTTATAGAAATGGAGTTCAATTAACAAACACAGCAACGGAAGCACCTGCTGCTGGAACATTAAATGTTTTTGGAGCAGCTGGAACGACTTATACTTCAGGCCAATATCAAGAATACATATATTGGAATTCAGAACAAAGTGCAAACAGAACAGGAATAGAAACAAACGTAAATACTTATTGGAATGCTTATTAACGGCTACAAATACACGACAGAACAAGAGGCTATTGACGCACGAAAGGCTTGTGCTGACTATTATGGTTTACCTGTTGCACCAGATGATGTTACTCAATATTGGGTAAACTATGAAACAGCTGAACTTGATAATCCCGTATTTTGGTATATTGTATTTGACCCAAGTATTGAAATGATATTAGGAGAACCTACTGAATTTGAAGTAACAATTGAAGAGTAATGGCACGCTACGCAAATAATGGTATATTCAATGTCAAGTATCCTACAAGGCGTAAGATACAACGCATCCTGCAGCAGTTAATCTCTCAGGCAGGAGCTATTGATACAGGTGCTTTATATGATTCAGTTAGAATCAATGCTAAGATTCCTGCATTAGGTGAGCTTGAAATACAGATTGTTGCTATGTATTACTTTGGTTTTCTTAATAATGGAGCATTCCTATGGAATGGAGGAGTGATACCTGCTTATGAGTTCTGTGCTCAGCTTAGTGATAGGTTAGATAGTGAAGGTATCACAGCTGAAATATATCAACAGTACACTGAGTGGATGACTGAGAGATATCCTATCTTACAAGTGGCTCAGATATTAGGTGAGAAAAAATCTATCATCTATACATTCGAGCCTATAGGTGGAGAGTTCACAGGTAAGTTAGACTTTACAGATTAAGCTCCTTTTTCATTGAGAGCATATTAAAGGTAAGCACAAGAGGTAGATCAGTAACCTGCTTGAACTTAGTCAAGTCTTCATTACAAAGGGAGTAGAGTAGTCTCTCCCATCCCCACTTGACAGCTGACTTCTGCTCAGCTTGATCCTTAGCTTCCTCTGATGTCTTAGGCTTATCCTCTTCCTCATCATCTCCATCCTCCTCATTAAAGAGTAGGTAGTATTTATCCATGAAATCCTGCCTGAATGATAGGTACTCAGGTATGATACCATAGATGTCATTGATACAGTACTCATCAAACAGGTCATATCTCTCAAATGGATTGAAGTCATAAGGCTCAAAAGTTAGTTGCCCCCACTCATTGGTAGTGTGTTGCCTATATAGGATAGAGGCTATATGACAGAGGTGCTTGATGTAGTCATTAGCAAAGAAGTACTCTAAGTCAATGAACTCACCACAGGTCAGCTTAGAGAGTGGCTTGAACTTCCATTTGTCAAGGTCTCTCTTATAGTTCTTAGATGGCTCAGAGTTAATGAAGGTTATCTCCTTGAGCATGGTGCTCACCTCACTGACATCTAAGTCCTCAAGGTCATCTGAGCTCACTCCTGCAAGAGCTGAGAGTATCTCTATCTCTCTGGCAAAAACCTCTTCAATAGAATATAACTCTCTTATCTCTTTAAACTGCAGGACATCAATCTCATTCCACGACTTCGGGAGCTTCATTGCGTTTGATTTCTTTGGACAGTTTCTGTCCTATCTCTACTAAGTAAGGTACTGCTAACTCTGCCTTAAGCTCTCTTATCATCTTAGCCTTGTGCTTGATGTGAGCAGAGTCATAGTGCTCAGCCTTAGTAAGGTCATCTCTCTTGAACAGGATGGCTAACATCTCAGAGATGTATCCCTTGTGCTTTGAGTTCATAACCTTCTCAATGTGCTTAGTATCTTTAACAGATAGCTTGAACTCTTCACCTTCAAAGGCAGTACACTTGTATCCATCAAGCTCGATGGTAGACTGTAGCTTAGGTCTTCCTTTGATGTTGTTGAACTCCTTGACATACATCTTGAACTGCTCAATGGTTGTCTGCTCAAAGTCATTCTCAGTGATACCAAATAGCTCAAACACTTTAAGGTGTTTCTCAATAGCATCTAACTCCTGTTGTGCATGGATGGATGTGATATCCTCAAACTGTTGCACTGTTAATTCCTTTAATTGATTAGGAATTTCTTTGTCTAAAATTTTTACCATAGATTCTAATTTTTAACAAATATACAATATTCTACAATATAGGCATGGATAGACCTGTCTATAAGATAACAATAGATCCTGAGTACTCTGATGGAGAGGACTTAGGTATTGAGATGATAGCCTTCACCTCAAAGCCTGCTATTAAGGTTAAAGGTATGGCATTCAGTCAAGCTACTCCCATGACATTCTCTGATGACATTAAGATGCGTATTGTAGCACCTGCTATGATACCAATGTCAATCTATCGTAGAGATGAGGATGGCACTGAGTATGATGTGCTATTCACAGAGGAGGTCATTGAGTCTATTCATGCTAAGTTCATGCAGAACCTACAGAACAAAGATATCTTTAACTTAGAGCATGAGGCAGAGGAGAAAGTTCCTGCCTACATCCTTGAGGCTTGGATAGTTGAGAACCCTAAACAGGATAAAGCATTCACTACCTATGGTATTGAAGTACCTAAGGGAACTCTAATGCTAACAAGTCAAGTAACTGATAAGGAGTACTATGATAGCCTTGTTGAGTCAGGTCAAGTAGGTTACTCTATTGAGGGATTCTTAGGACTTAAACTATCGGAATTATTAAAACTAAATACAATGAAGTTACCTGATGGAGAACACTTGATTGAGGATAAAATCTATGTCGTAAAAGATGGAGAAGTTATCGAGATTAAGGATGCACCTGCTGAAATAGCAGAAGAACAAATGGCAGAGGAGCCAGCTGTTGAGGAGGAAGCTGAGACTACAGTTGATGAAGCTGCTGAGGATGTGCAAGAGGAGGAGGCAGATGCTGCCGCTGAGGATGTTGAGATGGCAGTTGACCCAACTACTGATGCTGAGGCTGTACTTGCAATAGTATCACCTGTGATTGAGGAGCAAGTTAATCAACTACTTGCTATCATAGCTGACCTTAAGAACCAAATGGAGGAGTACTTAGCTCCAAGAGATGAGGAGATTGAGGTTGAGGCTAAGAACCAAAAGATGAGCTCAAGAGAGCTATTTAAAGAATTTGTAAAATTTTCAAAAACCAAATAAAATGAACCGTAATTTAAAATTTAATTTAGAGGTTGAGACTAACGCATTATTGTGTGCCAACCCTGAGGAGTTCTACTCCAAAGCATATCTTCAATCAGAGGATATTGCATCTAACTTTCGCTCTTTGCCGGGCATTAAGTCAAAGACAAAACTTGCCAATGTAACTTTTGGTAACATCTTACAAGCATCTACTTGTAACTTCTCTGCTCCTAATGATTCATTAGATGCAGTTGATATTGATGTATGTCCTTTGTCAGCTATGGCTCAATTATGTCAGTTTGACTTAGAGCAGTCATTCTTAGCTTTGCAAATGGCAAAAGGATCTAATGGTGATTTCACTGTTGCATCTTTTATGTCATACTATTGGAATGAGATGGCAATGACTATCGGTCAAGATATCGAGTTGTTGAGATGGCAGGGTAACTCTGAGTCTGAAGATCCATTATTGTCTTTATGTACTGGATACTTATTTCCAATGTTCTATGATACAGATGTAGTTGGTTTATATGATGGTGCTATCACTACTGCAAATGTACTTGACCAATTGAGTGCTGTACTTGATGCTGCTCCTTCAACTATTAGCAGAAGAAAATCAGAGTTAAGATTTTATGTA